ACGGTGCTGTTGTAAAAGGCAAAGATGGGCAGGAGGTTGAGTATTCCGCTGAAGAAGTTCGGCGCATTCGACTAAATGCGATTGATGCCCTGGAAGAGCACTTACCAGCCCAGATTCAATACGTGGCAACTCGCCGCCAATTTGACGCTGAAGCTGAGAAAGAATACCCCTTCTGGAAACAACGGCAAAGCCCTGAGTATCAGTTTGCTAGTGAACTTCTCCGAGCATTCCCAGAGATCCAAAAGTTCCCAGATTTTAAGCTCTCCATTGGAGACTTGATCGAAGGAAAAAAGGCCAGGGAAAGCAAAGCGAAGAAAACGGCGCAACCTGTGAAAAAGGCACCTGCGACACCTAAAGCAAGCTCTGCACCAGCTTCCGTGACCTCCCAAGCTGCCAAATCCAAATCCGCTGACATTGGCTTCAGAAAAGCTCCCAACGAATCGAACCTGAAAGCTCTCATTGCTGAAAGGTTCCTGTAAATCTAACCAAATAGAAAACTACCCAAATGCCCGCTCTTTTTGAACGCACTCAGGTCGGTAAGCGCGAAGACCTTGCCGATTACATCTCCCTTGTTGACGCACGGGATACGCCCATCACCTCCATGATTCCCAAGGGCAACAAGCCTGGGAACACCCTGCTTCAATGGCAGGCTGACAACATGCCAGCGGCTCAGTCCAGCGGCTCCGTTGACGGCGTGGATGTCACCTCCTACTCTAATCTGAACGATGGTCGAAAAGTCATTCAGAACTACATCCAGGTGTTCCAACGAGCCATTCGTGTTTCTCCTCTGGCTGTGGACGTGTCGAACGTCGCCGGTTTGCGTGACGAACTCGCAGGCATGGTTGCCAAAGGCATCAAGCTGACCAAGCGCGATATTGAGCTGACGATCAGCTCCGACAACGGCGCTCAAGCTGACGCAGGTGGAACAACTCCATATCTCACCCGTGGCCTTGGCAAGTGGATTAGCCCAATTGCTAGCAAGGACACCACGCTACCACCTCCTGACCTTTACTGCCCGCCAGATACGAGCATCAACACCACGGCAACCGCTTCCTTTACCGAAAGCGATGCTCAAGGCGTCTTGACCTCGATCTACGGCCAGACCGGTTCCTTCAAGGAATACGACTGCGTTGTTGGAACTAGCCTGAAGCGTGCTTTCAGCAACCTGCTGTTCACGACTGGCATCACCACGACTTCCACATCTGGCGTGACTGGTTCCGGTGCTACCGCCGTTCGCACCTTCAGCCGTGATGCCAACAGCGATGCTTACATCGCCAGCGTTGACATCTTTGAAGGTGACTTTGGCCGCCTCAAGCTTCACCCTAGCTTGTTCCTGCCGAATGCTGCCCGTGGTTATGTCCTAGACATGGAGCTTCTGGAGTTGCGTTATACCAACCTTCCCGAAGTCACCGAACTTCCTGACGCTGGTGGCGGTCCCGCCCGCTTGATCAAGGCCGTTGCTGGTCTTGTGGTCAAGAACCCTCTTGGCCTTGGCAAGTTCGCCTCCACCCCGTAATAGCTAGCGGCTAAGGCCGCAGCGTCCCGCAACAAACCCTCTGTCACTGCCTTATGATCGAAAACGTCCCCGAAGAACTTCAAGCCGAAATGCTCAAAGAGTTCAAGACCGGATGGAACTTTCGCAAGGTAGTGGCAGAGGCGCAGGCGCAACACGTTGGACAGATTAACCAAATGCAGCACCGCAGTCTGGACGGCATTGGCCGCTTGAGAATGCGAGTCGATGCTGATTCTTACCACTATTGGGGCCAACGTCTCGGATACCAGTGCTGGCAGGATAAGTCCTTTCTCGATCAATACGAAAAGGACAACCCCTATTGCAGAGTGAACTCAAAGGGCACCAAGCTTCAGTTTGGTTTTGCTGCTGAACCGCCCTCGACTCGACACGTTAAATATCGTAAAGTCTTTGCGTGAGAACGATCAACTTCAGTGACATTCTTTATCGTGCCGTGACCTTGTGCGGCCTAGATCGTTCCGCCATCCAGGACAGCACGTTTCGCATGATTCGTGACTTTGCCTCTCAACGTATCGCTCACATCTGGGAGCAAGAACCTTGGCCTGACATCGTGCGAGTTGCTGAAATGACCACGACCACGGATGCTGAAGGCGTGGACTACATCAACCTAACCAGCAACATTGGCGATGTTTTGCAGGTTTACAGTCTCAACCCCAAGGTGACAGCTAGAGCTGTGCCTGTGGCTTACTATCTTGACGACGACGGCACCAACCGTAGGATCATCATCATGGACTCGACGACGCCAGTGTGGGTCGAGTATCGCCAACCAAAGCCAGATTTGTTAGGCGAACCATACAGCGCGAATGCGACTTACGGAGTTGGAGCGCAAATCTACTTCGACACCGGCACTGGCACAGGAAGCTTTCTGCCTTCCACAACGTCAGCAAGTGCTGGCAACTTCTACACTTGCACCACGGCGACCTCTCAAGGCCAATCTCCGAACTCGACGCCTGGCAGTTGGTCCATCGTCAAAATCCCTTACTTCTGTGGCGATTACGTGACCAAGGCAGTCTTTTCCGACTACCTCAGAACCGAGGGGCAGATGGACAATGCAGCCATGGCTGAAGCTGAGGCCGAAAACGTCAAAATGCTTCAGATTGACCGCGTTCTCAGAGCTGAGGGTCAAATCCGCCGAATGAACATGATCAACACCTACTAACAATGAATACGAACGTTCAAATCTCAGGTCATACCGGCGCAGCTCTTGGCGTCGTCGTCGAAACAGGAACTGATACCATTACTGGCAAGTTCTATGCTATCCAGGTTTTAACTGACACGCAGTTTAGCACCTTCGTCGAAAATGCCAAAACTGGTGACGCTATGACCGGCTTCACAATTCCAGCAGGAACTATCCTCTACAACGGCCTTGGCATTACTTCTTTTGCCCTATCCTCTGGACGTGTCAGAGCATACAAGATGCAATAATGATAGCTCTCTCCATGTCGTTAGGCGTTGGGAATGGTGCTGCTAAAACAGCATCTGGACCTCTCACGCCTCCGACCGTGGCACCTGTGCTAATTGCTAACATTTATTTTGCTTCTTACGCAGCAATGCTTGAATGGACGGCTAGTAATAAGACCAACAGTGATGGCTTTGGTTATCGAGTTGAAGTTAGCATTAATGGCGGTTCATTCAGTCTAGTGGCATCTTTAACAGCCAATGATTTGGCTTACAATGATCAGCAATATGGAGCCACTGGCGAAACTTACACTTACCGAGTCACGCCATTTAACGCGGCAGGAGATGGACCTGTGAGTAATACTGCATCTGTAATCATTCCAGGCATATGAACTTTTCCCTCGGTCTTGCTCTAGGCGTTGCCTCAACGTATGTTAAGCCAGCTCCTCCGCCATCTGGCACCTGGATTCTAGCTACTGGACTCTGGGATGATGTTGGAGTCTGGAGAGATGACCTAACCTGGATTGATTAATTATGCCCATTTCCACAGTCTCAAACGGTGAAAGCGGTTCTTCCGTCAGAACCAAGATCAACAGCGTCATTGCTGAAGTAAACGCCCTTGGAACGGCTGCTGACCTAAACGTAGGCACCACGGCTGGCACCGTTTGCGCCGGCGATGATTCCAGGCTTAGTGATTCCCGCGAATGGACAGCCTCGACGATTTCACAAGCTGAAGCTGAAGCAGGAACTAGCACAACTAGAAGAGCATTTACCGCAGAGAGAGTGTTTCAAGCCATCGCTGCTTGGTGGGCGACCATCACGGCTTCTGCTTTGCGTTCTAAAGCTGACTTGGGTGATAGTGCAACGCGTAACGTGGGCACGACAGGAGGCACAGTCTGCGCCGGTGATGACAGCAGACTAAGCAACTCCAGGACGCCAACCGCTCACGCTGCTAGCCATACCAATGGCACCGATGACATTCAGAACGCTACGGCAGCTCAAAAAGGGCTAATGACCGCAGCCTATGCAAGTAAACTGGACGGCATCGAAGCGGGAGCGCAGGTTAATGTTGCAACCAATTTAAGTTATACCGCAGCGAGCCGACTGCTTGAATCATCGACGGGAACAGATGTCACGTTGCCTCTGTTTGCCTCTGGCGCTGCTGGTCTAGTGCCTGCAAGTGGCGGTGGAACAACTAACTTTCTCCGAGCTGACGGCACCTTTGCAGCTCCTGCAAGTGGCGGTGCAATCGTGAAGGTAGTCGCAGCGGTTAAAACGGATACAGCCACCGTGACCGGAACAACGCCTGCAACCGTGTTTTCGGCAAGCATCACGCCAGCTAGTGCTAGCAATAAGATCGCTATCGTGGCGATGTTGAGTATTGGACAAGCCCTTAACAATTCTCCACTTATTGATATTCTAAGGGGATCAACTGCTGTTGCACAAGGAGATGCCGCTGGAAATAGAAGAAGGATCACAACCGCAGTAAACACAAACTTAGCATCCATGATGCAGTCGGTTTCTGTTGTGGCAGATGATTCTCCAGCAACAACTAGTAGCACGACTTACAACATACAAATTAGCTCAAACAGCACAGGGAGCGTTTTCTTGAATCGTTCAAGCACGGATACTGACACAACTGCCTTTGCCCGAGGCGCATCATCCATCTTACTGATCGAATACACGCCATGATCCCAGAGTCTCAATTCTACGAAGCCGTAGCCCTAGCAGCGCCAGGAAGGCCGTTTATGTGCTCTCCAGAGACATACGCTGGTCTAACCATGTTGGATAACGGGCCAAAGCCTACCATGGCGCAGATTCAAGCAGCCTGGGACAACCGACCTGCAAAGCCTTTGCCGCCTATCTCGGTGACAATGGCAGCACTTCGCCTAGCTCTAGGTCGTGACGTTTGCATTCAGATTGGTGCATACATTGCTAGTATCACCGATGTGAACGCAAAATGGCAGGCTCAAACCTGGTGGGAAAAGGCAGCAACCGTGAACAGCAGCCATCCCGTCGTGGAGAGCTTCCAAACCGCTCTAGGTTACACTGACGAACAGGTCAAAGACTGGTTTGAAGCCGCTAAAGCAATCGATAACCAATGAGCAGCCTGATCAAGATCAACTCAGCTTGGCTAACGGTGGTTATGTCATCGCTGGGGACCGCTGCTTACATTACTTGGTTAGCCAGCGCCAAAGCGACGGCGATTGAGACGGCACAACGTGAGATCATCACTCTCCAGGATTCAGATAAACAACAGAGCGCCGTTTTGAACCGTCTCGACGAGAGAACGGTCATCATCCTGGAGACGCTTAAAAACCTAATGAAGAAGTGAAACGGCCTAACTACACACCGCTATTCTACCCCTCGAAGAATATGAAAATAATCCTCTCCAAACTCCGCGAGAAATCGACCTGGCTTGGCCTTGTTACGATCCTGACTGCCTTTGGCGTTCCTCTGCCTCCCGAGATGTCCAACGTAGTCGGTGAACTCGTTCAAGCCGCTGCTGGCGTTGCTCTTGTCGCTATCACTCCGAAGAAGTGACAACCTACGGCATCAAACGCATTCAGGAGAAGATTGGCACTGAGCCTGATGGCTTCTGGGGTCCAAAATCCATTGCTGCTTGTCAGCGTTACCTGCTTGCTTTGATGCCGAAGCCTAATCCATGGCCGAAGCCAGACCAGAAAAGCCTAACCGCTTTTTATGGTGCTCCTGGCGATGAATCGCAGCTAACCAACCTTAATGTGAAAGGGCTAGGCATCCGGTTCGACGGGAAGCCAGTCTCTAGCATTCGCTGCCATCACAAAGTGGCAGATAGTTTGGGGCGAATCCTTAAAAGCCTAGCAGAAAGCCATCCCGAACTGTTGAAAGAATATGCTGGAGTTTTCAACAACCGCGCGATGAGAGGAGGAAGTCTGCCCAGCCTACATGCCCGAGGTGCTGCGATTGATCTAGCGCCATCGACAAACGGCAACCACACTGTGTGGCCGATTCGCGCTACTATGCCGTTAGAAGTGATGGAAACCTTTGCCAAGGAAGGCTGGAAGTCAGCGGGTGCATTCTGGGGCAGAGATGCCATGCACGCAGAAGCCACGTCTTGATTGCCTTCCTTTTTAGTGGAAAACTAGGTTATGCCAAACACCCCTTACCAAACGGATGGAGACTCAGGCTTTATCGGCATGGCGAGCCGAGACAACCCCGTCAATATCCAGCCTGGATACGTCCAGTTTGCGAAAAATATCCGCATGGACAGGGGAAATGCTGCCGTTCGGTCTGGCTGTCGTGATTTGACGCTTCCTAGCCTCGTTACGGCTGGTGTAAACTTCCGCACAAGCTGCACTTACTTGGATGCCGCTGGCACTGAATACCTGATCCTAGTCGCTTCAGATGGCCTTTATGCGTATGACACCAGCACAGGAAACCTCTCCACGAAATATGCCTTTCCGAGTCGCACGATTAGCGGCACGACTTACGTTCGAGGTATTACTGCATCTGACCCGTGCGACGCGTTCCAGGCTGCTGACAAGGTGTATATCCTTCGTGGCTACTCTCGCAATCCGGTTCTCACCATTGCAAAATCGCCAGGAGAATCCGCTGTTAGTCGCACAGGAACAACCGTCACTCTGACGTTTGGCACAACAAACCCTGGTTATGCTGTCGGAGATGAGATCATCGTTTATGTCCCTGGGCATCAAACGCTATCAGGCTCTTACTTTGTCGAAACGGCAACGCTATCTTCTGGCATTTATTCGGTGACTTACACCACCACAGCGTCAGGAACAATTTCACATAACACTTTCACCAGCGTTAAGGCCAAAGCTGCTTTGGTCTGGAATGGCAGCACAGTGAGTGTGGTAGAACAGGCGAACGCCACTCAATACCCATACCTTGAAGGAGGAGACGACGTTTGTATGCCTCCAGCTGACTTTGGCATGTATTTCCAAGGTCGAATCGTGCTTTGTGTTAGTCGTGACGAGATCGCAGCGTCAAACTTCTACGATCCAAACGTCTTTGATGTCAGCCTTGACCAGTTCCGCATCAATACAGGCTCGAATGATTACATTGTTGGCTTTGTGCCGTTCCAGGAGGACAAGTTCCTGATCTTCCAACGAAACAGCATTTACTATGCCTTCCTGCCACCTCCTGCCATTGCCGCAAGCATTAATCGTGGAATCAATGCTGACTCATTCATTCAAACGCTAACAACTCAGTTCGGATGCTCTGCAAGACGCTCGATTCAGCTAGCAGGCCAGCAGGTGTTCTTCCTTTCTGACCGTGGCATCTTTCAACTCTCGCACACTCTCGACCTGCGATTGATTGGAGATCAAAGACCGCTTTCCGAGCCGATTAGCGACCTAGTGAACCGCATCAATGCCACGGCTTCTAGTGGCTCTTGCGGCCTATTCTGGAACAACCGTTACTATCTGGCAGTGCCAATGGATTCCGGCACGTCGAACAATGCAGTTCTGGTCTATTCGCTGCTCAATCAAGCCTGGGAGTCGATGGACAGCTACCCATCGCAAATGCAGCCCAAGAACCTGCTTCAGGCACTGTATAACAATAGCAAGCGAATGTATGCCGTATCGGCTGGAAACTACTTCTTGTTAGAAGAAGAGGACTACGACGAGATCAACGACGGCACAGGAACGCCCGTCCTAGGAACGGCAACGCTAGGCACAATCGGAGGAGCAACGTCAGCAACCTTTGTGGAAGGTGCTGCGACGATTCCTGTCGATGGGCAAATCTTGACTCGTCGTTACAACTTCAAGACCTTCGACGAAAAACGCTTCAGCGGACTCCAGTCAGACTTTGTGTTAAACCAAGGCGACGACATGACGATTTCCGTCGTCATCACTAACCCTGATACTACGGTTCAGCTTATCCGCTTTGGAGCTACGGCTGACGAAGACAAAACCGTCAGAACTCGCATTGGCCGCAGAGGATATTCTGCTGACATTCTCTTCCAAAGCCTGGCAGGTAGGCCAGTCTTGCGCAGCTACTCGTTAGACGCTACCGTGACAGGAAGAAACCTCGTATCCGCTGATTAATCATGGCAAAACTTCAATCCGGCGTATCGCCAGCATTCTCCAACGGTCAAACGCTATCTGCTACTGACCTCAACAACCACGTCACGGGGGCGTCTCCCTTGCCTGACTTCATCGCGCAGCAAACCGAGCTGACATCCCCTGCCACAGGTGACGAATTGCTGATCAATGACATTGACGGCGGAGCGGTGAAGAAAATCACGGTGGCGACCTTGGCCTTAAACTTGCCAGCAACTAGAGTCGCTGAACTTCAAGTCCAAACCGATGCTGAAATCATTGGAAAACTTCAAGTCAACGGAAACTCGACGATTGGCAACGCCAGCAGCGACAACGCGACATTCAACGCTGCCGCAACCTTTGGGGCTGTTGCCACCTTCAACGGTGCTACGACCTTAAATGGCGCAATTAGCGCGAATAATGACGCCACTCTAGGACAGGCAGCCGTCACAGGCACTTACACTAGAGTTACCACGACAATCACGGTAACAAAGGCAGCTCACGGCCTAACGACTGGAAACAGCCGTTGGTTTGTCATTCAAAACAACACGGCGCTCTCTGGCACTTACTCTGTCACCGTGACGGGAACTGACACGTTCACGATCACTGTCACTGATAGCGGAGCCACCTCTGGAAACGTCTCTTGGTATGAGCGCACGACCACCGTTCAATCGACGCTAGCAGGCAGCATCCAAGGTGACATTGCAGCGAATCTGAAAACGGTGGAGCTAGGATCAGGGGACGAGTTCCTCTTCAAGGACGTTTCCGATTCCAACAAGCTACGATCAACCCCAGGTGGCCTGATTAAAGCCTGGGCAAAGATTAACCTTAACCCAACCACTATTTCAGGCACTGTCACCCGTGCGTCTGGCAGCACGACAGCAACTATCACAAAAGCAGATCACGGTTTAAGAGTTGGCGATGTGATTTATACACAGAACGGCATTGCCACTGGATGGTATGCGGTGGCAACCGTAGTTAGTTCTTCTGTTTTTACTGTCATCACCGCTGCAACCACTCAAATCCCAAGCTCAGGACCAGCGCCAACCATCAATTGGTATCAGCACGAAATCCTAGCTGGAAACAATGTTTACTGTGCCTTTGGGCATCCTACTGATCGAGCTATTCAGGTGAGCTTCACAAATAAGCCACCTTCTGCGACTAGCTACATTGTTTCAGGTAATTGTTGGGGCAACTTTAGCAACACGATGTATCCGCTTCAAACAAATTACGTTAGCTACTTGAACGCAAGCCTTTATCAAACTGTAAACGGCTTTGGCTTCTGGCTAAATGGTTCAGCTGGTGGTGGCGTTTCAACCACTACGGGTCAAGCTGACTTCTTCGCTCTCTGGTGATGCAACCCTGGCAAAAAGCAGCTCTCTGGTTTTCCAGAAACTCGGACGGTGACACGTTCGAGCAGTTGCTCGCCGAATACTTCAAAAATGGTTATGTCTATTCCTCTCCTCGTTGTTTCCTTTTGTTTCGTCCTGTCTTCTGGGATGGAGTGGACGTATTCACCGAAGCTGACAAACCAAATGCGTGGTTCGTGCATCTTGCCGCAGGTAATATGATGGATATGTTCAAAGCGTGCCCTTTTCCGTTGGAGCACCTTGTTTTTCAGCGTCACGGGCAAGACCGCTATCGTGCCTATTCCTTCAAATCTCTACACTCCAAACTAAATGGGTTCTAAAGCTTCCGCTCCCAAAATCCCGTCTTACAGTTCGCAGATGCAGTCTGCGCTGAGAAGTCAGGCTCGAATCGCTCCTCAACTGCTAGCTCTGGAGAGGGAATATCAGCCGCAGTTCACCGAAATGAACTTGCAGAACCTGAGAGGCGGTCTGTTTGGCGTTGGCGATACTCCTGGTTATCTCGGCACCCTGCAGGAACTAGCACCTCAGTTCCGCCAGATGGAAGCACAGGACACAGCGGCTTTACGTGCTGAAGAGCTAAAGCAGATGCAGCAATTTGCCCCGCAGTATGTGCAATCGTTCCGTCAAGCTGCTGGAACGCAAGGCTTGCTCTCTGGCTTGCAACAGCAGGCAGAGCAAGACCTAGCTGCAGGTGCTAGTTTAACGCCTGAAGAGACGAGACAAGCTCAACAGGCCAGTCGCGCTGCCTTTGCAGGACGTGGGCTAGGTCTAACCAATCGCGCCATTGGCTCAGAGATCCTCAACCAATACGGGCTAGGTCAGGAAAGGCTGCAACAGCGCAGGCAGTTTGCGGGTCAAACAGCAGCACAGCTCGAAGGCTCTGGAATGCCTCAATATTACTCGAATATGATGGGAGGCGGCAGCTTACAAAGCTTGATGGCACTCACAGGCCAAGGCCAAGGACTGACCGGCTACAACGCAGGAGGCAACTTTTTCAACCCTGAGAGCCGGATGAGCATGGACATCTCTGCCCAAAGGTCACAAGCTCAAGCTGGGGCTAGTGCTGCCAATGCTGCCAACCGTAGCAGCATGATTTCATCTGGTATTGGAGCCGTTGGCGCTATTGGTGGCGGTGTGGCTTCTGGAGTGGTGGCAGCTGCCTTGATCTAATGACCAAACTCGACAAAACGCGTCAACTCATTGCAGATGGCATCCGCCACTTTCCTAACAGCTTGGTTTGTTGGTCTGGTGGAAAGGATAGCATGGCCCTGCTTCACATCATGCGGAGCATGGGCATTGACCTGCCGTTGATCTTCTTCCGTGAGCCTTGGCAGCCGTGGAAATACGAGTTCCATGATAAGCTGATTCGTGACTGGAAGCTCTTGGTTTACACCTGGCATCCCCAGGAGTCCGCTTTTCAGCAAACCAATGATGAGTTTGAGGTTCAGAACCTTTACCAACTCAATAGCACCTCGCTGACCTGCCCGACCGGCATCGTAGAACCCGTCGAAAACGCCCCCTGGGCATGTGCTCTGGACATCCTGAAGCGTCCTAAACAGCAAGCGCTTGAGATGCAGCCGTTCCAAGCTCTTTGGATAGGCCACAAAGGCTGCGACTCTGACCCTATTCTAGGCGGAGACGCAGGCACCAGGATTGAGGCTCGATTCGTTCCCGGTCAAGCCACGATGCTCTTTCCTTTGCGTGACTGGACGCATAATGACGTTTGGGAATACCTGGAGAGCCATGGAGTGCCTTACGACGACAAGCGATACGAAAAGACCGCTGACGGCTGGCAGGAAAAGGCTAACAAACTGCATAACGTCGATTATGTTCATGCCTGCACTCGCTGTCTTGATCGACGCGAGAACGCTGCTAAATTCGTGCCATGCCCCAAGCTTGGAATGACCGTTGAAAACATTGCTCACCTTGTGCCTTGGGCTGCACAGGAAAAGCTGACTTACATGCAAGACTAATATGGCGACTCCTTTTGCTTCTTATACTGGTGGCTACCAAGTGCTTCCCCAAGGCTGGATGGAAGCTCAGATGCGCGTTGGTGACAACTACGCCAAAGCCATCGAAGGTCTTGGCAAAGCCACTGCTGGCGTCATTGATAAATACTACCAAAACAAAGAGCTTGGTGGAATCAACCGTGACGCAGCCCAGACTGGCATGGCTCAACTCGAACAGCTTAGCCAAGTGACCGGCCAGCCGATTGACCCTGTTTTGACGGAGCGTTATGCCAACCTGGGGCAGATGAATACGGCTCAGTCTGGGCAGTTCGTGAAAGACATCCAGTCCGCCCAACAAAACGCCTTACTGATGGAAAGACTGCGCCGCGAGAAGATGGCCTTCGACATGCAGCAACAGGCAGCTCAGCGAGCACAGCAGATGCAGGGATTTCAGCAAGAAAGAAACTCAGTGCTTCAAGGTTGGGGCTTACCCTTGCCAACTGGAAACGGCACACCTAATCCAATTCTTTTCGGAAGATAAACATCATGGCAACCCCAGGCACACTCTCCCCCGAAGCTCTGAGCTACTATGCCCAAATGGGTATTCCTGTTCCTCAACAACAGCAGCCTGATTTGTCCAGCTATGCGCCACAGCCTGCACAACAGGTAGCGCCACAATTAAGACCTTCGCCAGCTCGTCAAGAATACGTCAATCTCATTCAAAGCCGAATGCAGGAGCTGATCCAACAAGCTGGAGGTGCTGAGCGAGTGGCGAAGCTTGGCTTAATGGAAGTAGCTCAAAAAAAAGCCATGGAAGATGTAGCCATGCTTTACGGCGAAGCGCCAGCGATTGAGCGGCCTCAAGCACCAATTCGAGTTGAACCTATTCCAGGAACTAACCAAGTAATGGTCATGGGTGGCGGCATGAGTTCTCCTCAGTTCATCCAAGCCGCGCAACCGGCTATACCACAAGCAACGGCGGTTCCATTGATCAATGCTGCGACCGGTAAGCCGGTTCCAGGAAAAGGCGTGATGGACGGCAAAGTTGTTGATCTTCCCTCTGAAGGCGAGGTCAAGATCAATCCAGCGATGCTTTTGCAAAGTGGGATTCAAAGCATTGAAGAATTGATTGGGCCAGCTCCTTCACCTAACGAAACAGAACAGCAGAAGAAACTCAGACAGGAAAGGGAGTCTTCATTTCAAAGCGCAACTGGAATGAGCGGCTCATTCTACCAAGCTTTGTCTAATTGGGGGATTAAAAATCAACCAGCTGGCATTCGCAAAGACTTGGAAATTGTCGCTGACAAAGTTGGCGCGATTGGTGCAAGCCTATTTGAGAATCAAGGCTCTTTCTCTGACTCAGAGCGAGCATCCATCAAGGCTGCACTTTCTGGCATCAACCTTTCTGGAACTGACGAACAAGCTTTGAAGAGCGTCAGAAACCTGCAAAACTTGTTCAACGAACTTGCTGCAAAACGTAGCGGCTCAGGAGAGCAAATGACGCCAGCAACTCAAAGCGGACCTACACGACGAGTATTCATCCCAGGTAAAGGCTTTCAATAACATGCCAATCACAGTTTCTCTTCCGTCACGCGATGTTGAGCTAGAGTTTCCCGACTCCATGACGGAGCAGGAGATTCAAGCGGCGATTGATCAAGAATACCCACGCTCAGGCGAAGATGTAGCGTTTGAGGTGGAGCAAGCTAAAGCTCAGTCCATCGAAAGTAGGAACTGGGTTAATCCGGTTTGGAAAATGCCAGATGATGATTTCATTTTATTTAATCAATATCTAGCCAACAAAAAGACAAGCCTTGGCGACTTCTTGGGCATCGCAAAAGACACGTTCACCAACGTCATTGATGAGATCGGCACAGGTCTAGGAGCAGCTGCTTACACGGCGGCTCAAGGTGAGTTTGGCAAAGTCGCAGAGTCCACTGGAGCTGGCATAGTGGCCGGAACGATTGGCCTAGCTGACATTGCTGCAAAGATTCTTACTCCGACAGCGCCTATTCCGAAAAAAGAAGAGTTTATCGGCAAAGCGGCTGACCCTAAATCCGCTGCATTCCTTGGCATGGGTGGAATGGGTAACACATTCAAGCAAGGAGTAAATACGGAGGCTGATTACAAAGCTCTAGTTCAGCAGGAAAAACAACGTGCGGCTGATGCGATTGATCGGCTTTACGCTATCGAGGACACACTACAAGGCGCACCTATTGAAGAAATTGCCCGAGGTGCTCAAAACATTGATCCTACCCTTTTAACCGGCCTTGGCTCTGCCGCAGTCCGTACTTTGGCGACCAAGCTAGCAGGTAAGTCGATCTTCAAGCCAGCAGCAACCGCAGCCGCTAAAAAGACAACCGCAGACGCTATCGCTCAAGCGGCAGGTGATGCCGCTCAGTTTACCGTGGAAAGTGGATCAATGCCAATACCAAGAGGCATGAGCACAGCTCCAGGCAGCCTAGGTCAAGCCGCATTATCTGGCATCGAACGAGCAGCGAGCGGAGTTCAGACGGCAGCAAGCCTTCCAGGCCAAGCTTTGCAAGGTCTTGGCAATGTAGCCGAAAGCATTGCCCCTGGAACTGGCGCAGCAGTTAAAGGCGTAGCTTTAGGCACAAGCTTTTTAGCAGATATGGGCGTGACTGCTGGCACTCTAGCAGGAGCAGCAACAGCCGAGAAGGTTGCTGAAGTGGTTAAGGTAGCTACTCAAGCCGCAAGAAAAGAAGCCTCTCGCGTTGGATTGCTGGAACAAGCCGCTCAAAATGCTAACATCTCACCAGCTGCCAGAAAGTTCGCTAGTGGCCTTGCTCAACTTCAGCCAGTCTTCCGAGGTGCTAGCCAAGCCGCTGCACAGGCTCTAAAGGAAGGTGCTGCCGGTGCTGCCGTTGGCGCTGGCCTTGGCTATCTCGCTGAACGCAACCTGGAAGGAGCTGCACAAGGCGCAGGCGCAGGAGCTGCTTTTGGTGGCCTGACGGGCACCATGAGAAGCGTCTTTGACATGGGGCGCGAAATGGTAGGCGGATCAACCAGCCGCACCAGACAGCAAGCCGCAGGTGACTTGAATACTTTCTTGGCTGAACGTCCCGAAGTCGAACAAGCTGCCTGGAGTCAAACCATAAACCGCTTGGTTGAACAAGTCGGCCTCGAACGCGCTGCCGCTCAAGTTGACGCGATGAAGATCGCTGAAGCCAATGGTGCTAAAGTTCGTGTGGCAACGCCAGACGAGATGAAGCAATGGCAGAACCCTGGCTGGGTTAATACTGAAAACGCCTTTGATTTAGTTCTCAATCCTGAACGAATCTTAGGCGATACCGCAGCCCATGAAACCTCCCATGTTCTCTTTTCTTCTGCCATCAATCGTGCGTTTAAGCCTGAAATTGAACAGGCTATCTTTGGCCTTGCTGACCCTGTAACAGGCGAAATTGTTAGACCTGGCCTTTTTGATGACATTGCCTTGGCAAAAATCGCTGACCAGATTGGCGATGCTTATGGCGATAATACTAAAGCCGCAAATCGGTTTAAAGGCTATGCAAACGTATTACGAAACACCACTGATGCCGCATCTCTGGAAAAAGCAAGAACTAGCATCGCCGACGAGATGTCCGCTGCTTACACTGGCAACCTTTTTGGCCGTTTGCGCCCTGGCAGGTTCAATCCTGACCGGTTGCCGCTAGTTTACCGCAATGCTCTAAACGCGCTAGAGGATAGCATCCTCGATAAGTTCCGCTCTGTGCTGTTCGAGAAAGGCATGGATCTAGGCTTTGACAGCGTGACACGCACTTTCAAAGACGCCAAAGGCAAGCCTATCCGCATTCCAGAGCTAGATGCCATCGTGAAACGAGCCTTGGCTACACGTGGCACCAAAGCAGCGCAGGCACCTACAGCCAAACCAGACCCTATTCCGGTAAATCCCGCTGATCGTGCCATCTGGGCACGTTCGTATGGTGGTGCTCGTGGCATCCTGAACGACGACAACACGCCAAAAACAGCGGCTCAGATTCAAGCAGAGGCAACGGCTAGATGGCAGGACATGACACAGAGAATGGCAGCTCTGCCGGAGACAGAGAGGAAAGGCATCGAGTTCAACCGCGATAAGACTGGCAAGACCGTGATGACAGCCAAAGGGCAACTCAGCCCCGAGGCACTAAACGTCATCCTGGACAGCGGCACTCTCGATCCTTCAGCCAAGGCTGTCTTGCGTGACGTGCTCACGTCCATGCAGAACTTCAACAAGGCAACCTTTGATACGCGTTACTATGGCGTCTATGACCGTGGCAGAGGTAGCAACAAGATGATTGCTGGCGTGAAGTCGGTTAGCCAGAACGAAATCCTGCCCTACTCGGTGGAGATGAACAGCAAAGAAGGTGTCATCATTCGAGCGGTGGACATGACCAAAGTTCGTGACCGCTTGGCGACGGCACTGACCAAGCCTCAATTCAAAGACGTTTATGCTAGCTCTGAGGCAGCTCTGAAGGATTTCAACCTTTACCTGGAGAATATCACGCAGATTAACCCCGTCGATTCTGCCACCTTGTTAGGTGGTGGAGAGAAGGGAGCAAAGAAGCGTAACCTTTTCTATGAGGCTCTTGGCTTCCGTTTACGTAACAATGAAAGCTTACTGAACGCACCAGAAAGCGTTATCTCCAAATCGCAGAACACGGTGAAAAGCTACCGTGTCGAACGCTTTGCTAAGCTTCAGGACTCCGGCAACCGCTTCGCTTTTGAAGAGGCAACGACTCACGAGCGGGCGATGAAGAATTTCCAACCCGACGCCTTCACCAGGGAAACCCTCCCTGCTGGTGAGACGCTGACCAACCCTGACGGCTACCGCATCCTAAAGAAGGTAGGCAGCAAGCTCTACCGCGTCTATGACGACCAGGGCGAGCTGATTGGCACGACTTCGACGGAAAAAGCAGCGATGCGCAAGGGGCAGGACGACTTCGCCAAGAAGGCGATGAAGGAGGAGCCTGCCACCTCTAAATCTCCAACTGAGATGAGGTTTCAGGCTACAGTTCAAGAGCAAAGCAAACCTAATGCGTCAAGTATTAACTTTGATCAACAAGGTCTTGATGATTCACCTATCCGTTCTATTCTTGGAGGATCTTTAAAATTTAATCCCAAAAAAGTAAATGAGGAGTATTACACAGAAGCAACAAAAGCAGCCAAAGCGTATGGAGCAGGTGCCGATTTTATCCAAAGCAGACAATCAGAAGTTAGTGGACAAGTTCGGGATCAAATGGACAGACTTCGCTCAGAAAAACTCAGAAGCGATGATGCAATCTTACAACAATTTATTGATGCGTTCCCAAGCCACAAAGTAAAGCAAGGTGGAGAGCATATAACCTACATTCCAGACGATAGTGACTTTGTTTTAAAGTTCACAAAACCATCAGATGAGTCTGGAGTTGGCTTTACTATTGATGAAGATGTCGGACAAGGATTCGATCAGAAAGAGTTTCGTCGCCTTAGATTTAGACAGGCGGCAGTTTCTGAATATATAGCCAGAACTGCTACTTTCTCCAAACGGTTTGATGTTCCTTGGCAGGTTACAGAGGTTGTCCAAAACCAACTTGGTCAACCAGTTATTGTTTCGGTAATGAAGAAGATCGAAGGTGATGTTTTAACAAGAGATAAAGCAGACCTTAAGATCATTCGAGATTACATGGCTAAACGAGGATTCAAACAGTTGGCAGAAGGTCTAATGACGTATCATAAAAATTATGAACACATACCTGAATCAACTTATTACAATCCAAACACTGGAGAATTGATCAGTGACGTTGAACCTCGTAACTTTATCAGAACAAAGTCAGGCAAGATTGAGCCAGTTGATTTGATGATCAACAAATTCCCTTTGGAGTATAACATCCGCTTCCAGCCTGACCCGCTTTCGCCTAACATCATGGTAGGCAGCAACGGCACCAGGATCATCAAATCTCCGTCCGGCAAGTTCCGTGTTTACTCTGTAACCGGCACCTTGTTAGGCATTCGAGACACCGAACAAGCAGCCAAGAAACTAGCTACCAAGTAAATACCATGCCACTCATCAAAGGTTATTCTGATAAATCATTCTCCAAAAACGTCTCTTCCGAGATGCGCTCAGGCAAGCCTCAGAAGCAAGCCTTAGCCATTGCCTACGCCACGCAGAAAAAGGCTTTGCGCGCAGCGGGAAAACGTAAATAGTCGGCTTATGCTGAAATTCATCTTCGCGACCGATCTTCACGGCGATAGGCAGAACCTTTCCGCTGTGAAGGTCTTGCGAGACTTTACGAAAGACTTCAAGCCTGACGTTCGCGTCTTTGGTGGAGATCTCTTCGATCTTCGTCCCTTGCGTCGTGGAGTCTCTGCTGAGGAGCAGTGCGAATCCATGCAGGACGACTGGAATGCAGGCATGGAGTTCATTCACTCCTGGAAGCCTACTCACTTCCTGATGGGCAACCATGACGACCGGCTGTTTGAGCTAGCGGAAAGCAGCACGGATGGAATCAAGGCGGACTATGCTAGGAAGCTATGTGGTGAGTTTACCAACCAGCTCAAGAAGTTGCACTGTGAGTGGAAGCCGTATCACAAGCGGCATGGAGTCTTTTCCTTTGGTAAGCTCAACATGCTGCATGGCTTCCATCATGGAGTGTATGCCGCAAAGCAACACGCCACGATCTACGGCTCTTGTTTATTCGGCCACATCCACGCTTTCGACTCTCACACGTTCGGCACCTACAACCAGCGCCAAACGGCTCACAGTTCCGGTGGTCTGCTAAACGTAGACCAAGAGTATAACAAACGACACACAACAACGCTAAGACATGAAAACGGGTTCCTCTACGGCCTCTTGCACGAAGACGGCAGCTACACCGTCCAAGAAGCTAGGCAAATCAACGGAGCATGGCACCTGCCAACCAGCTTCAGACGTTACGCTGTGGCTTAAAGCTTTAAGCCTCAACCATGAGGTCGATAAGCCTGGCCCTGAGTGGAAGTCTGTTGAGCAGTTGCATGAGATGCTAAACTGTTCGCTCATTAGCGCCAAACGCTATGCAGCCAAGGCAGTAAAGCGTGGAACACTGGAGAAGAGGATGTTTACATGCCTGCGGAGCAACGGCAGTAGGATCAAAAGACCTTTTTTTAAGTTGGTGTAAATTCCGTTTGCAGACTTGGCTGGAGTTGTCTAGCGGCTGGCGTCCGTCACAGGACAAAAGCACAAAACAACTATGTTCAAAAAAGCAACCAAGCAGTCAGCTAAGGCTCGACTCTTATTCTCCGGTGCCAGCGGTTCTGGCAAAACTACGGCGGCTCTTACAGTCGCCAAGGAACTAGGCAAAAGCATCGCCTTTATTGACACTGAAGCAGGTAGCGCATCACTTTATGCTGATCGGTTCGACTTCGACGTGATGGAGATGTCTCCACCGTATGCGCCAGAACGCTTCATTGAGGCTATTGAAGCCGCAGAGCAGGCAGGGTATGACGTCATCGTGATTGACTCCATTACCCATGAGTGGAGTGGACCTGGCGGATGCCTCGATATCAAAACGAAGATGGGCGACCGCTTCCAGGATTGGGCTAAAGTCACACCACGTCACGACCGTTTTATTCAAGCAATGATGCGGTCTAAGGCTCATATCATCGCTACCGTTCGAGCTAAGCAAGGCTATTCAATGGATGAGAAAGGCAAGGTGCAAAAGAGTGGTATGGATCCACAACAGCGCGATGGAATTGACTTCGAGTTCACAGTCTGCTGGAACATCAACGCAGCTCACATGGCAGAGGCTCAGAAAGACCGGACTCGTCTCTTCGACGGCAAGCCCGAGGTGATCACGGCTGAAACAGGCCAACGTCTCGCTAAATGGCTCTCTACTGGCGAAGCTCCTGCGCCTGCTGAAGAGGTTGCGCCGGTTGACCTTCGCGCCGCCATTCGGCAGCATAGACTAGCCAGGAGCACTGTTCCCGGCCTTTTGGTTAAGCTCAACAAAGCCAACCTGGACGAATGCGACGACGCAGAGCTAGTCCGCATCAAGAACTACCTAGAAGCTAAGGAGGTGGAAGCATGAATGAACTAATTCCACAAATGGACTCAGCTGCTTACCATAGCAGCGCAGGCATTTCGAAGCATGGCCTCGATCTCATTCGCAAAGCCCCTGCTTTGTATCAGCACAAAAAAGCCAACCCCGAGGAGCCGACTCCAGCAATGCGCTGGGGAACTCTAGCTCACACAGCTATCCTTGAACCTGACAAGATGGACGATGAGACGTTCATCCTTCCTGCGTGCGACCGACGCACCAAGGAAGGCAGGGAAATCTATGATCAAGCCATGCGCGAAGCGGCTGGAAGAACGATCTTAACACTTGAAGAAGCTCAGAAACTTAACGGCATGAAAGAGGCGTTTTACGCTGACAAATGCTGTCAGAACGCAATGCAGAACATCGAGCATGTGGAAGCTTCACTTTATTGGCTTGATCCTCTTGAGGACGTTCAGTGTAGAGCAAGAATGGATGTTATCCGAAAGGATGGCATCATTATTGACTACAAGACGACCGAAGACGCTACCCCTAAAGCATTTCTGCGAACGGTTCTAAGCTTCCGATACCATGTCCAAGCTGCATTCTATCTCGACGCTCTGAAGACCGTGACCGGCCAGGATGGCACGTTTCTGTTAATCGCTCAGGAGAAAAAGCCGCCTTACCTTTGCTGCGTTTATGTTGTTGGAGATGACATGGTAAAACAAGGCCGCAAAGAATACCGTGAAGACTTAGCAACCTTCAAAACCTATTTTAAGACCGGCTATTGGCCTAGTATCTCCAGCCACCCAATCACATTACACCTGCCCAAGTGGGCAACGGAAAGCGAATCCCCAGTCACCGACTTTTAATGGCTCTTCCTTTGGCAGAATGGCGCTTTTTCAATGACCCTGATAAAGGCCATGAAAACCGCATGTGCTGGCTTTACATCGAGATTTTGAAAGTCTCGGTGCAAGATGCCGTCAAAGGCATCAACGCTGGCATTGTCGATCCGGTCACCCTGGACGCCATTTATGCTCCCATGAAAGAGGACATGTTAGACTGGCAGAGTGGCGCAGCCTTTCTCAAGTCAAAGGCTTGCGCTAACCTCTGCGAATACCTAAACGCATGGAGCGAAGGCACGCTAAAGATCACGCCTGAAACCTTTGTCCGCATCGTCAAGCAGACAATCAAACAAACCAAACGCAGATGAATAAAGAATACGATAACACCAACCGAGGCAGCTTGTTCGATAACGACAAGAGGGAGAAAGACACACACCCCGACTTCACCGGCTCCATCAACGTGGACGGCAAGGAATACTGGCTGAATGGCTGGAAGAAAACCAGCAAGGCTGGTAAGCGGTTTTTCTCGCTTTCCGTGAAGCCCAAAGACGGCGCAGCCAAGAAGTCGGCAGAAGCTGACGGCGACGATTTTCCTTATTAAACCTTTGGGGGCATCGACGGGATTTCCAGCGGTGGTGATGTTGTCCACCTTGTGCCCCGACGCTGGGCAGGACTGGATAGCTAAGACAGCGTTACGCGATGCCCCCTCTTATCTTTTATCTCACAAGATAAACCGTTGAAGGCCGGTAGCCTTCGCAACCAAGAAAAAGACAATGCAAATATTAGACCAAAAAGAAGCCATTGTGTCCCAGACGAAGCAATGGCGTAAAGACCTTGATGAATGCCTCCAACGCATCAAGCAAGGCAGCGACAAGGGTTACACTGGAGAACGTGCGCCAGATCATCCCGTGCGCTCATCTCGTGAACGCAGCCTTGCCATCACCAAACTACAAGAAGCTATAATGTGGCTTGGTATGGACCTTAAAGAGCAGAACGAGCCGAACCCGTATCCATACAGCAAAGATCCGACTTCGCTTGTCATCGAGCCTACGGCGGACGGATTGAAAATGTAACCGCAAAACTGGGCATGGGGCGAATGCTCTGTGCCCAACTTCCTTTCAAATCTATGACACTGACCTTTCAGACTAACCAACAAAAGATAGAAATCTCGATCAGCGATGAAGCCGATCTAAGCGAGTTCGTGGAAGCCTGCCGAGCTGGCGCTTTCGCTTTCGGCTACAGCATTGAAGCGATCCTGGATTGCTTCACGACCACCGAAGAACTCGACGCACTGGAAACCTTAATGGATGACGAGCTTTAATTATGGCTGGAAAAGGCGATACTTACAGGCCGGTGAACCTGGTCAAATACGAAACCAACTTCGACAACATCTTCAGATCATGCCAATCAATTCAAGAGCCAAGGGAGCAAGAGGGGAACGCCAATGGCGTGACCAGTTGCGCAACGAAGGATTCGATGCACGACGAGGACAGCAGTTCTCAGGTGGCGCAGACTCACCAGACGTAATCTGCGATTCACTCCCAGGGATTCACTGGGAGGTCAAAAACGTGCAAGCAGGAAATCCATACAACTGGATGGAGCAGGCTGAACGTGACGCAGGGTCTAACAAAATGCCAATCGTGGCGCACAAACGAAATGGCAAGGAATGGCTCTGCATTCTGAGAGCCTGTGACCTGTTCGCCCTGCTACGCGAAAGCAATCAACCACTCATCACACAACATGCAACGAACGAACAAGGAAACGGTGAAAGCTCACCTCAACGTATTGTTAGGCCAACTTCTCGGAGACTGGCAAGGAAACCAAAAGGTCATTAATTCACTGCAATACGCCCTTCGGGCTGTGGACGCTTACGACCCACAAAAAACACCTCCCAAGCGGAGGTTTTTTAATCCCAGTGAAGAAAAAGTGGAAAAGTAGAAAAAGTTACTTGCACATCCTGGAAGCTGGCTAAAGGTAGGGGCGCACAAGGAAACCACACCACACCACACACGATGAAAACAGCACTCACCAGCGCAGACAACGAAATCATCAGCCGCCACATCAACGCCATCGTCCGCGATGGGATGCGTTCTTTCGCTGCCCGCGAAGGCCTCATAAATCGTATCACGCAGCAACAACTCTCCAATGATAGCGCAGACTACAGCGCCCTAGTCGCGGTCAACGCTGACATTGACCTCGCCTGCTCTCAACTGGACGCCATCAGAGAGCTGGCCGTTGATTTGGTCGGTGCCGATGTGGTCGAGGAAATTGAGAGAGCCGCCCATGTTATGTGGGAAGATCCGCGCCAACACCTCACCAACGGCATCACCGTCCACGGCGTTAAAATCGACCTCCGCGATCTACCATAAACACTACATCCACACTCCACCCCACACGCCATGAGCGCACACCAACAACAACTACAAGCGGCGGATGCCGCCTATGACGCGGCTTTGGCCGCAAGGAAAGCGGCTCGCGATGCCGCTGAAAAGGCCGCCTGCCAGCGGCTTTTGCCGCTGCTCCAGCCGGAGCACCTGGCCGCACTGGCCCGCAATGCCAGCGCCCGCGGCATCAATACGGCGGACGTTTCCGCCATCGGTTTTTTGGCGCAGGCCGAAAACTGCGTGAGCGGCGCAGTTGAAAAAATACTGGCTCCCGTTGCTCGTAAATACAGCGAGTTGCTAAAGGAGGAACAGCGCATCGTGGGTCTTGCGGCATTGGACGCGGCCTTTGATCGCGCCACCGCTGCGCGGTCTGCTGCCCGCGCCCTGCCTGACAATGTGGCGGCGGAGAGGGCCGCCGTTGCTGCACGCGCAGCTGATCAATATGCGCCGAACGTTGGCGGCGGATTTGCCGACGATGAAATGTATCTTCACTAAACCAACCCATGAGCCTCATCAACCTCACCCCGCATCCCATCACCATCGGCTCTTTGACCGTGCCTCCTTCGGGCACGGTTGCCAGAGTCGCTGCCACCCGCCGACAGGTTGGCAGCATCCCATTGGAAGACGGCACCACCGTCCCCGCCTTCGTCCCAGCCTTCGGGGATGTCACCGACCTTCCTGCGCCTCAAGACGGGGCGATCTACATCGTCTCCGCTATGGTGCGGAGTCACCCAGCCGTGGCCCAACGTCCCGACGTGGCCTCACCAGGCCAGTTGGTGCGTGATGCCAACGGGCAGATCATCGGCTGCGACGGCCTCGACTTCAACGCCTGATCTCCAACCCTCATCCACACCCCATCTCCCATGCCACCAAAAACCATCAAAGTAACGCCAGACCTTCACCGTCTTCTGCGGATTAAAGCCGCAGAGACTGGTCTGAGTCTCCAACAACAGGCTGAGAAAATCCTCTTGGCCGCACTCAAAACCAAACCATGACCCACACCGAAGCCATGGCCGTTGTGGAGGAGCTGACCGAGCTGGCAGCAAAGACCGCGACAACGCCCGCCGATTCAGCCTACCTGCTGGGCTACATTCAGAGCAGGCTAGCTCAAACGCTAGTGGAGTGTCCTTCCGCTAGAGTTTCCACTTTTTCCCATCTAAACTACCTGAAAAACACGACAAAATGAGACGCAAGACCTACCCTTCCCGCGAGTGTGACCGCACGCTCGAATGGCAAAACCGCCGACTGGCTGGCATTCGTGCCCATAAGCCAGGACACCAGGATGCCACGCTATCTTTCCACCGGCAGCTCGTCCACGACATGATCGGCGCAGTTGTGCTAGCAGGACTTTGCATCGCGCTAGTCTTCCTGGCTTTTGCCTGATTTCCTAATGGTAAGCCTCGACCCTCATGCAGGCCAACGACCGTTCCGGCGGGTGCGAAAATACCGGCAACACTAACCAACACCATGACAACACAACGAGGCGGACCACGCCACGCGCCAGATAGCGAAAAGCTGGCTAAGCTCAAGAGACTTAGAGCCATGCTAGCCGACGGCTACGGCATGGAGATCGCCTGCAAGCGAGCAGGCACAACAAGCATAACGGCCCGAAATTGGGCGAAGGAACTCAACTTTAGACTATAAGACTATAAGACTATGACTGACGATCAAATAAGAATCGCCCCCGCGCAGATTCAGGCGATGCGCATAGCTGCTCAAGCTCTTGTAGAGGCTATTCAAAATCACGACTACTTCAAAGATCGCCATAGCTACGTTGGCGGCGACCTCTACATTAACAAAGCCCTCGCTAAACTCCAACCCTTCCTCAAGCCATGAACACGACACCATGACACACGACGGCAGCACCCTACAATTCGCCATTGACGCGGCGTTTCATTCCAACGGCGACAAACACGGTGGCACTCTTGTCACCAGTAAGTGCCATATAGCATGGCCTAGAGAAGCCCCCGCCCGCCTCGCTGTGGCAAAGGCTTTCTTGGCTGCGCTGCCGCCTGCGGAGCAGTCTGCGCTAACCAGTGAGCCTGAAACCTTCGAGGCTCACGGCAAGACGTGGACGCGGCACAAGCCTGGAGATTCGTGCCCTGTGCCTGGAACTACTATCGTATATGTGCTCACGTCTAAAAAAGGCCAAACGCCAGCATCCGCTGCGGGCTGCTGTGGCTGGCAATACACCGAGAAAGATAACGCTTGGTGGGGAGTTATCATCGGCTGGCGCTACGCCGACGAGCCTGAGCCTGCCCAGCCCTGGGCACCTGCCGCAGGCGATGTCGTCAGGCTGAAGTCGGGGGGGCCGCAGGTGACTGTAAAAGCCATTACGTCAGACGGGCTTGCCAGTTGCATCTGGTTTGATCCCAACGGCCAATACCATCAACTCCCAGTGCCAGTCGCCAGCTTGGAGCTAGTTAGAAAGGAGAAGCCATGACGACACAACGCGGAGGACCACGCCACGCGCCAGCTAGCGAAAAGCTGGCTAAGCTCAAGAAACTCAGAGCCATGCTAGCCGACGGATACGGCATGGAGATCGCCTGCAAGAGGGCAGGCACGACAAGCATCACGGCCCGAAATTGGGCCAAGGAACTCAACTTCAAAATCTAACACCATGACTGACGACCAAATAAGAATCGCCTTTGCAGAGATCCAGGCGATGCGCGACGAGCTGGCCGATATCCGGCAGCGTCTCAAAGGTCATCCCGATTCCAAGCTGGACGGCGAGAACGGCTTGGCGGCTGCCACCATGCGCGGCTTCGACGGGTTCCAAGTCGAAAATGAAGCCATGCGGACGGCGATCAAAGAGGCTCATGATGCGCTTGATAATTCCATCGAATTTATCCGTAACGCTCACATTATAGAAGCTCAGTGGCAATGGGAGCCGATCAAGATGTCAGAAACCGCCCTCGCCAAACTCCAACCCTTCCTCAAACCATGAACACGACACCTTCACCAGGAAGCTCCGAAGCAGTCAAGCTTGGCTGCCGCTGCCCCGTGATGGACAACCACCACGGCGCTGGCTACATGGGCATTCCAGGCATTTACGTTTACAGTGGAGACTGCACCCTTCACAATGTTTCACGCGATTATGAGGAACAAGGTATAACAACAATGGAAACTATGAAAACAGAAGATTTAGCAGATATTGCCGATATTGATTTAGAGGCTGACGACCAGTATCTAGATGAACAATGCCGGATGATAGAATTGCTTACTGGAAGCAAGGCTTTAGCTAAAGCATGTGTGGATGATCCGTTCGATTACGCCATGAAACTGCGAACAGGCGAGGTAATTGCATTTAGTGGCGCTCAAGTGCTGAATCGTGAGTGGGTGCATCTGCGTCTGAAGCCGATGGATCAACAACCCAAAGAAAATCAAATCGCCTACCCCGCTGATCGTGGCGTTGATGTGCGGCTCTCTGATATTGTGTGGGTGATGGACGCACCACTGGGTAGCTAACATACAACAAACAACACCAATGAAATCTAAACCAATACCGCCGAGCGAAATATATATGCGACGCCCACCTGGTCGAATACCTGCCGACGTAAAAACATGGCTAGAGGTGAACGAGCATTGGACAGGCTGGGAAATAGCCGTTTGCAACTGCGGGAAATGGTATGATCAGATGGACCCTCTAGCCCCATACTATACGGACATGAACTGGTGCAAGAAATGCGGTTACAATTCTTTTCTTGTTCCCAACAAAGCTCAGAAAAACTACGGGAAGGACACCAAGTTGACCTTCAAGAGGTCGAGAATAAATAAAGCATGAATGGACTATCTCACACACGACAGCGAGGACGATTCTAAATGAACTATTACCCTTTTCACCCTGGCGACTACCTGCGCGATACGGCGCATCTAGATCCGCTCGAAGACCTAGCCTACCGTCGTTTGCTAGACCTTTACTACCTATCTGAAGCTCCTATCCCGCTGGAAACCCAGCTGGTTAGCCGTAGGTTACGGTTAGGTTATGAGTCTGTCATTTCAGTGCTAAATGAGTTCTTCGTTTGCACCGAAAATGGATACACTCACAAGCGTTGCGATGCTGTTTTAGCTGATTACAAGGCACTTCAGGAGAGAGCTAGGCAGAACGGCAAGGCTGGTGGAAGGCCCAAAAATGAAGGAACAAAACCTAGCGGAAACCCAGCCGGTTCCCAGCAGGAACCTAGTGGCAACCCAGCGGAAACCGAGCAGAAACCCGCTAGAAAGCTAACCAAAACCAAAACCAAAGATAGTACTTCCGTAGGTTTCACAGAGTTCTGGAAAGCCTATCCGAACAAAACCGGAAAGGGAGCTGCGGAGAAGTCGTGGGAGAAGCAGAAGCCAGACCTTGCCACCGTCCTAACTGCATTGGCCTGGCAAACCAAGCAGGACGCCTGGACGAAGGACCAGGGGAATTTCATCCCGCATCCTTCGACCTACTTGAACCAGCGCCGCTGGGAAGATGAGCAGCCAGCAACGAAACCTAAAGCGGTGGGAGGATTGAACCTGTGAGCCTTCAAGCCGCTACCGAGGAAAGCCTGCTGGCGATCTTTGCCCAAGATCCCGAGAGTCTGCGAAAGTCTCTCCATGCCATTACGGCTGACATGTTTTCGCCTGAGAATCGCGGTTTGTTCCGTGAGCTAGTGGACAGCGTAGGCCGTGACGAGTCGCCTGATTTGCTGCTGGTGACTGCTAAACTGCGCGAAAAGGACGCTTTGGAGACGTTTGGCGGAGCTGCGAGGCTGACTGAACTCTGGACAAGCCCTGTTTTGCACAGAAACGCCCCAAAATACGTTTCTGACTTGCGCAGAGGGTATGAGGTGCGGAAACGTATCGAGACGCTGAAAAAGGCCACAGAAATGCTAGAGCTGGCAGTCGTCGCCGGAACGGACACTAGCACCGCGATTGCTGAGGCTGAGGCCATGCTAGCCGAAGCAGGCAAGATCCCCGGCAAGCCACTCGCTAGCAAAACGATGGGCGAACTATCGGTGGACATCATCGAAGGCATTGAAGCTAGGACGATGCGAGGGAATGCACTCCCTGGTATCTCGACCGGCTTTGATACGATTGACGCTAAGACTCAGGGGATGCAGCCAGGCAGAGTCTGGGTCATTGCTGGCAAGCCTGGAGACGGGAAGTCAGTGCTGATGCAGAACTTCCTGGAAAGTGCTCTCGACGCTGGCAAACGAGTCAGAATCTATCCCCTGGAGATGAGCCAAGAGGAGCAGGCTTACCGCATTTTATGCAGCCAAGGTGGACTCGACAACCAAGCGGTTTGGAAAGGGCTAATGAGTCGTAGTGATACCGTGGCTCTCCATGAGGCTATCCGCAGGCTAGCCAAAGCTAAGGCTGACATTGTGGACGTTAATGGAGCTTCAGCCACAGAAATCCTGGCCGATATCGAGCAATGTGAAGCCGATGTGGTGATGGTGGACTATCTCCAGTTGATGGAAGACGAAGGGCGGAAGGGAGCAACCAGAGAGGAGCTAGTGGCTAGTATCTCCAGGAGGCTTAAACGAACGGCAGTGAAGTCGCAGAAAGTCGTGCTTACCGCTAGCCAGCTGAACGACAACAACCAGCTCAGGGAGTCCAGAGCCATAGGCCAGGA